TATATGGGGCTACTGAGCCTCGGCTACATAGTCCGTACCTCGAGGGCCCTAATCGCGGCGAGGAGATATCGCAGCTCGCGGAAAGTATCGGGCTACCGCTTTTACCTTGGCAGCGTTTTTGTATTTCCGATATGACGGCCGTAGACGATGCCGGGATATTTCGCAGACGTAGTAATTTGCTTTTGACTAGCCGGCAACAGGGTAAAACTCATCTCGCGCGTATGATGATGCTCGGGCATATGTTTTTATTCGATAGCCCTAACGTGCTAATTATGAGCTCTAATAGATCGATGGCCTTAGACACCTTTAGACAAGTGGCCTACGCGATCGAGGGCTCAGCTGAACTAAGCCGGCAGGTTAAGCAGATCCGGTACGCGAACGGCACCGAGTCGATAGAGCTTAAAAACGGTCACCGCCTCGACGTGGTAGCAGCTACTAGAGACGGATCGCGTGGACGTAGCGCCTCGTTTTTGTATATCGATGAGCTCCGAGAGATATCGGAGGAGGGCTACCGTGCAGCTACTCCTACGACTCGTGCAAAAATGAACAGCCAAGCTCTATATACGAGTAATGCCGGGGATGCTTTTAGTACCGTGCTCAATGATCTACGCGAAAGAGCTCTATCTAATCCTCCGGAGACTTTCGGCTTTTACGAATATTCGGCGCCTGCTTTTGCCAAGATAACCGACCGGAGCGCGTGGGCATACGCTAACCCGGCACTTGGCTACCTATTCGATGAGGACGTATTAGCTGAGGCGGTTAGTACTCAACCGATCGAAACTACAAAGACCGAAATGTTATGCCAGTGGATTAGTAGTACCGCCTCACCTTGGCCACACTTATCGGTCGAGGAGTCAGGCGATAAGGATCTAAAGCTTGTACCCGGGCCTCTTACTATTTTCGCTTTTGACGTAGCGCCAAGCCGCCGAGATGGATCGCTCGTTATGGGCCAAGTACTCCCCGATGGTCGGATAGGCGTAGCTGTACTCGAAATATTTAGGTCGGAGGTATCGATCGATGAGCTCTTTGTAGCTAACGCTATAGCTAAGTGGGCCAAGATTTATTATCCGAGAGCTGTAGCTTACGATAAATACACTACGGCCTCGATAGCTAAACGCCTTGAGGTAAACGGTATACAGATTATGGATATATCCGGTACTAAGGGCTATCAGGCCTCCGGGGATCTCTATGAAGCTTTAGCTAATAAAAGGCTTGTGCACTCGGGGCAAGATGAGCTAGTTACACATATGGCGAATTGCGCGGCCAAAGAGTCGGATGCCTCTTGGAGAATTATCCGCCGTAAATCCGCCGGCCCGGTCGATATTGCTATCGGCTTAAGTATGGTTGTCCACGTACTTACGCAACCATTAGGCGAGGCTAAAGTTTACGTTTAGACACGCTCAATATAACGCTACATATGCTTGACGATATGGGAAAATGGAGACTATGGGACTATTACAAACGCTAGGTTTTAGGTCAGCTGAAAAGCAGACCGTAGAGGCTCAGTATGCCCCGGCCGTTATGGATACTACATACGGCTACGGATCGTTTAATACTAACTCCGCTTTTGGATATAACGGCGTAGGTATAGATCGTAATTTTGCACTCCAAGTTAGTAGCGTAGCTCGATGCCGTAACTTAGTAGCCGGAGTTATCTCTAGTATTGATTTAGCATTATATAAAAAATCAACCGGTGAAAAATTAGGATCGCCTGTATGGCTTGAGCAACCGGATCAAAGGCAACCACGTAGCGTTACTATTGCTGCAACCGTAGATAGTCTTATGTTTTATGCAGTCGCTTATTGGCGCGTTACCTCTTTGTATGCCGATGATGGCAGACCCTCAGGCTTTGAGTGGGTAGCTAATAACCGAGTTACATATACGACTAACCAATACGGTACAGAGGTTAAAGATTATTTTGTAGATGGTCAGCTTGTACCTATGTCCGGTATCGGATCGCTTGTAACTTTTCAGTCTTTGTTACCAGGAGTATTACAGTCTGCAAGTACAACTATTAAAGCTGCTTGGGATGTACAAAAAGCAGCGGCAGTATCTGCAGCTACTCCAATGGCTACTACTATCCTTAAAAATAACGGAGCAGATTTACCAGAGTCTCAGATCCAAGGCATATTAGCCGGTTGGAACTCGGCTCGCAGAAATCGCAGTACGGCATATTTAACGTCCACTTTGACCGCAGAAAATATTGGATTTTCACCCAAAGAAATGGGCTACGTAGATTTTAGCCAATACCTAGCGACGGAAATTAGCCGCGCTATGAACGTGCCAAGTTACCTCATCTCTGCCGATATGAATAATTCGATGACGTACCAAAATATTTTAGATGGTCGTAAAGAGTTTGTAGCTTATTCTCTACAGCCTTATATCTCTGCTATCGAGGATCGTTTATCAATGAACGATATAACCAATAGCTCAAATCAAGTGCGTTTTGCTGTAGATGATACATTTTTACGTGTCGATGCTAAAGAACGTTTAGATATTATCGAGAAAATGTTAAACCTCGATTTAATTGATGTAGAACAAGCTAGATCAATGGAACAACTAACACCGCTAGGAGATGCAAGTGCTACTAACGTTTAGCCAAGAAATCCAAGCAGCCGATACAGAGCGCCGTATTGTTTCCGGACTTGTCGCGCCATATGGCGAAATCGGGCATACAAGCGCAGGCCCGGTAGTTTTCGAGCGCGGCTCTATTTCTATTCCGGATGCAGGAAAAATAAAATTACTATCGCAGCACCAACAAGATAAACCGGTAGGTCGCGCTATTTCGTTTAGTGATTCTACAAGTGGCGTTTACGGATCGTTTAAGCTTTCGAGTAGCACTCGAGGACAAGATGCACTCGTACTAGCGCAAGAAAATCTCGTATCCGGCTTATCCGTAGGGGTGGATGTAACCGCCTCTAAGCCGATGGGTGATTACTTGCTCGTCACGGCGGCGGTCCTCAAAGAGGTATCGCTCGTCGAGAGCCCTGCCTTTTCTAGCGCCTCCGTCGATGAAATTATGGCGGCACGTGCGGCGCTAGAAGCTGCAACAAGTACCAAAGAAAAAACTACAACTATTTCTACGACTATCGTAGAAATTGAAACCGAAACAGAAACCGAAAGCGAGGAAGCTGTGACTACAGCCCCAGAAAATACACCGGAGGAAACTCCGGTAGATGCACCGGCCGAGGCTGAAAAAGTCGAGGCAGCTCGTAAGATCATCCGTCCATCCGTACTAAACTCTCAAACAGTCCGTACTCCTATCGTCTCTATGGCAACTTACACAGAGCACAAAATCAAAGCTGCACTAGGTAGCGATGAATCACGTCTCTACGTAACCGCCGCGGATGATAGTTTTTCTACCAACCCTGCATTTAATCCCACCCAGTACCTCTCAGAATTTGTAACTAACACTCGTTTTGGTACTCCTGCTATCGATGCTTGCTCACAGGGCACTTTGCCACAAAGCGGTATGTCGATTTCAGTACCGTCACTTGTTACCTCAGCCGGCGGTGGATCAGGTGTAGCACCTACCGTAACCGTTGAAGCTGAAGCAGGAGCCGTATCTAATACAGGTATGGTTACTGAATACCTAACAGGTACAGTAAGCAAGTATTCCGGTATGAATACACTGAGCGTAGAATTGCTCGAGCGATCAGATCCAAATTTCTATGCGGAATTGACTAATCAGCTCCAAAATGCGTATTTGACCTCTATCGATACCGCTGTACTTTCAGCTCTTGTAACTGCAGGTACAAACTCAACAGCTACTACAGCTGATAGCGATGGCATTATTTCTTACGCATCAGAGGCGGCAGCTCTTGTATACAAGAACACCGGTTATTTTGCTCAGAACTACATCGGTAACGCCGCACAATGGCAGCTACTAATGGGCGCAGTCGATTCGACAAAGCGACCAATTTACAACGCTATCCAACCAATGAACGCAGCCGGACAGGTAGGCCCTCAGTCTATCCGCGGTAACGTACTCGGTTTGGATCTCTATGTAGATAAGAATTTCGCAGCTACTACAGTCGATGATAACTCAGCCATTATTTTGGCTCCTGAGGCTTTCACCGTATACCGTGGACCACAAGCCTATATGTCTGTAAATGTCGTATCTAACCTACAGGTTCAGGTCGCTATTTACGGCTTTATGGCAACTATCGCAAAAATGCCTAACGGTATTATTAAGTTTGCGAAAGCATAAATAAAGGAAAACCTAATAGTCGGTAGGGCTCTTAGCCCTTTGAGCCCTACCGGCCCTTTTTTAGATAGGAGTAAAGATGCCTGCAAGTTACGTCACCGAAGCCGAGTTAAGAGCTAACTTGGGTATCGAGAATCTTTACTCAAGCGATATAGTCGAGACTTGCTGCCAGACAGCTCAGGATCTCCTAAATCAGTTTTTATGGTTTGACTCTGCTCCGGTAGTAGGAGTAACTCTCCAAGATAACGTAGCTACCGTAATGGTTGCTAACCCTGCAATATTTAGCACAGGTCAAAGCGTAACCTTGAGTGGATGCGGCTCAACCTTTAACGGAACTTACACAATTACCGGTACGATGCCTTGGAGCGCCGGTACAGTAAATCAAATCCCTAGCCTTGTATGGAATCCTTATACGTGGAATTGGCCTAATGGCTTTAGCTTTATCCAATTTGCTAAGACCGCTGCTAACGTCAATTTTAAGCGCGTATTACCTTACGGCTCAGCTGTAGGGGAGGATACAAAGACAAACTCCTACGCAACTACCCCGGCGATACGTGAGGCCGCGATGATCCTCGCAGTAGATATTTTTCAAGCTCGCCAAGTCTCACAAACCGGCGGAGTAAGCGTAGATGGCTTTAGCCCTAGCCCTTACCGTATGGGTAATTCGATGATCGGAAAAATTAGAGGGCTCATAAGCGGCTACCAAAATCCTAACAGTATGGTCGGATAATGCCGGCACCAATTACTACACTCCGAGCCGCCGTAGCTCAAGCTTTAGCTAATCCGAACGTGTGGAACACTTATAGCTTTCCGCCTCCAACTATCACAGCTAATAGCGTTATCGTAGCTCCGGCTGATCCGTATTTAACTCCAAATAATAATACCTATAATTCTATAGCGCCTTTAGCTAACCTAAAAATTATTATGACGGTGCCTATGTTCGATAATCAAGGAAACCTTAACGGTATCGAAACTACAGCGGTAGCAGTATTTAATAAACTAGCAACCTCAAATATCGTAATGAATATTGGCAGTATGTCGGCCCCTACAGTACTTAACGTACAGAGTGGGGATCTGCTTACTGCCGATTTTACTATCTCTATTCTCACGGCTTGGAGCTAACAAATGGCATATACAGAGGATGATCTAAAGTTTTTGCGAAAGATCGGGCAGATCGTAGACGAGCCTGAACCGGTCAAAGTAGCAAAAGTAAAACCAACACCAACTACAACCGAAAGCGAGGAATAGGTCGATGGCCGTATTCTTATCAAATGGAGTGGTCGTAACCCTTAACTCGGTCGATCTCTCAGATCACGTAACAAGCGCAACTATTAACCGTGTCTTTGAGGAGCTCGAAGTCACCGCTATGGGCGATTCGTCTAGACGGTACGCTAAGGGCCTCGAGACATCTACGGTAACTCTTGATTTCCTAAACGACACCGCAGCTAACGAAGTACTACAAACTCTGCAAGGTGCTTGGGGTACTACAGTGCCTCTAACTCTTAAGCAGACAAGCGCAACTATTTCAGCTGCAAATCCTGAATATCAGACTACGATTTTGGTAAACAATACTACCGACATTAACGGAGCCGTAGGCGATATCTCAACCCAGAGCATTACATTTACTTGTAACTCACCTATCGTAGTAGACACTACGGTATAACAAACTAACAAAGGGGCAACAAATGGCAAGACTCAAAATAACAAGGGCTAACGGCGAGGTAACTGAGCATCAGATCACGCCTCGAATTGAGTATGCCTTTGAGTTATACGCAAAAAAAGGCTTCCACAAAGCCTTTAGAGATGACGAGAAGCAGTCGGATATTTACTGGCTAGCTCACGAGTGTTTACGCACAAGTGGGGTAGTCGTAAAACCTTTCGGGGCCGATTTCTTGGACGAGTTAGTAAAGGTCGAGGTCTTAGACGATGAACCTTTAGGCTAGGGCGAGACTCCCTTACTTATCAGGTAGCGCAGCTATCTATTAGGTTAGGGATCTCGCCTCAGTCGGTACTCGATCTCGACACAGAGATGTACAAGATGCTCATACAAGTATTAAACGATCAAGCTAAGGAGGCCGAGAGATATGCCAATAGAAATAAAAGGCGTTAAAACCACTCTTAAAGCTATCCGTAAAGTAGATCCTGAATTACTTAAAGAAATGAACAAAGAGATCAAGGCCGTAATGATCCCTATTCGGGATAAGGCACGAGGGTACGCTCCTTCACCTCAACCGGATAACCTCTACGGATGGAACGAAAACACCGTAGGTAAAACTATTACTGCCAAAAACTCGGCCTTTAGAACTTTTAACACTGAGGGCCGTCTACGCCTATTTCCACTTTATGATTATGAGACAGTCAAAAAAGGTATTTACTACGCTCAAGGTGCCGGTACTCGTAATAAAAATGGATGGCAGGCTTTGTACTACGTAGCTAATAAGTCTGCCGCCGGTGCTATTTATGAGACTGCCGGACGAGCTAACCCGGGCGGATCCTCAGAGAGTAAATCAAATAACCCAGGAGCAGGCGCTCACTTTATTCGTCGTATGGGCCCTCTATATGGAGATCAGCGACAACAGCGCGGCCGTATGATCTTTAGAGCTTGGGCCGAGGATCAGGGTAAAGCTCAAGCCGCCGTTATACGTGCTATCGAAAACACAGTAGCCGCCTTTAATAAAGGCCGTTACGGTAAGGCTGCATAATGGCGCTAAATATACCTAGCTTGGTCGTAAATGCCGTTAGCACTTGGAACGGTAAAGCTCTTGGTAAAGGCCAAAAGCAGATATCGGGGTTTGAGAAAAGCGTAAAGAATCTAGGTAAAGCTTTTGGTATAACTTTTGGAGCTGCAGCTTTAGCTAACTATGGCAAAAATGCGGTTAAGGCTTTTGCTGAAAATGAGAAATCCGCGGTACGCCTCGCTCAAGTAGTTAAAAACCTAGGGCTTGCTTTTGAGGTACCTCAGATCGAGCGTAACCTAGATGATATCTCGGCTAAGTATGGTTTACAGGGCGAGGTACTACGCGAGGCTTTTCAAAAGCTAGTAGGCGTTACCGGCTCAGCTAATAAATCTACAGAGCTACTTAACTATTCCCTATCAATAGCTGCAGGATCTACCGAGGATCTTTTAACCGTAAACCAAGATTTAGCAAATGCTTACGTAGGTAATAATAAAGGTTTAACTAAATATAATTTAGGGCTTACAAAAGCCGAGCTAAAGACCCTTAAGTTTGAGGATGCGATTACTTTACTTACTACAAAGTTTAAGGGCTCAGCTGAAGCCGAGCTAGATACCTACGCCGGCAAGATGCGCGTATTAGGTGAAGCCGCCGATAATGCTCAGGAGATCATAGGCCAAGGCCTTATCGATTCACTTTTAATTTTATCCGGTAATACCTCCGTCGAGGAGTTATCCGACGATATGGTTAAACTTGCCGAAAATACTCGCGCCGCATTAGTCGAGATGAGCTCGTGGGGTAAAGATGTTTTCGATGCCTTTAGCTATGGCGCTAACGTATTAGAGAAGTTTATTAACGCTACTCAGCCTTTCGCAGATTTAATTTTTGCAGGTGATCCAACCGGCTTTATGGATAAACCTAGACCTCGAGCACGGCGCTTTTTTGAGGGTGGCCAAGATTCCATAGCTGAGGCTAAGTTAGCTAAACAAAGAGCAGATGCCGAGGCTAAAGCCTTAGCAAATGCCAAGAGATTAGCAGCTGAAAGAGATAAAGCAGCTCGAGCAGAGAAAAATAAAATATCGTTATCTAAGGCCGCTGCCGCTTTTGATAGTACCCGGATCTCACTAGCTGCAGCCCTACAGGCTACCTACGACAAGGAGACAAAGCTACGCCTCGAGGCTCTTATGCTTATCGAGGAGGATAAAGGCGATGAAGCTCTTAAGAAAATAGGCGAACTTGCCAAGTTTCAGAAAAACGCAGACCTACAGCGCCTAGCCGGTGTAGAGACAATTAGCAACGCTACTATTGAGTCCCTAAATAAACAGCTGCTAACAGAGCTAAAAGTTATCAACGATAGCAAGATGGCCGAGGGTAATAAAGAGCTAGCACGCGAGGAGGCGTTTAAGAAATATAACGCTGCTATAACGGCTGCAGGCTCCCTAATGGCTAAAGAGGCTTACAGCGAGCGAGTACAGATTCAGCTAACCGAAATCGCTCGCCTAGCCTCTCTAAGTAATACTTATAACGCAGCTAAGACAAATAGCCTATTACTTGAGTCTGCCGAGCTATCTATGATCGATCGAGTAGCTAAGGCTCAAGCCTTGGCCGATGATGCTCGATTAAAAGCCCTTAAAGAGTATGCAGCCGCTTTAGGTGGTATTGGATCAGGTGCCCCGGCTAGAGAATATATACCTAACTTTACGCCTTACCTGACTACTCCACCGTCTACAACTATGGGGCCTTTTGCTCCAACCCTTACAGAGGCTCCTAAACTCGAGCCTACTCCAAGTAATTTTACCTATGATCCTATGTATAAATATATGGGCGCCGGCACAAATGTAACTATACAAGCCGGTATAGGTGATCCTGAGGCTATAGCTAGAGCTGTCGAGGATGTACTTAATCAGTCTACATATCGAGGCACCTCAGTAAACCGAGGCTCAGGTAGGTATTATGAGTAGTTGGCTACCGGAGTGGAGAATTACGGTAGGCACTACAATTTACGATAACGTCCTATCCGTAAATATGGCCACTGGCCGCGATGATATAGATTTACAATGTAACGCAGGCTACGCTCGTATGGAGATCGTAAACCTTGATAACTCAGCTTTTGATATCGATGTAACCGATGCTTTAGTACTAGAGCTTAAAAATAGCTCGGGCGTATACGTGCCTATGTTCGGCGGCCAAGTATCCGATTTTGGTATTTCGGTGCGCTCGCCTGAGGAAACCGGGTTTATAACGATCGGTAATATATTGGCCGTAGGCTCTTTATCTAAGCTTACTAAGGCTCTTTTTCCTGATGCCTTGGCTAAGGATACCGACGGAGACCAAATCTATGACGTACTGAACGAGCTACTTATTAACTCGTGGTTTGAGGTGGCCCCGGCGCTTGAGTGGGTAGATTACGACCCTACGACTACGTGGGCTACTGCAGAAAACGTAGGGCTAGGCGAGATCGATCAGCCGGGCCTTTACGAGATGATCGCTCGATCCGCTGAACCGACTAGCAGCTATAACTTATGCGCTCAAATAGCACAAAGCGCACAAGGCCAGATTTACGAGGATAAAGCCGGGCGAGTCTGCTACGCCGATACTGACCACCGTACGCAATACCTAACCACTAACGGATATACAACTATCTCGGCTAATTACGCCGTACCGTCCACGGTCAAATCGATATTACAAATAGGCAAGATACGTAACTCATTAGTATTTAATTACGGTAATAACTATTCTAGCCAAGCTACGGCGCTAGATACAGACTCGATAGCTAACTATGGCCGCTATCAGCTTACCGTTACTACTAACCTCCATAACCTCACCGATGTAGAGGATTTAATGGATCGAGAGCTTGGACTCCGAGCTATACCTCGAGAGCAGCTACAGAGCATTACCTTTAGGCTTGATAATTCAGAGCTACCCGATGCCGAGCGAAATAAGCTTATAAACGTATTTTTTGGTGAGCCTATAGTAATTAATGATCTACCTATTAATATGTTTAATGGCTCTTTTAATGGCTTTGTGGAGGGTTTCGCCATTAAAGCTACTCCGGGTTATGTAGACCTAACCCTTACTTTAAGCCCTACAGATTTCTCACTGGTCGCGCCACAGTGGGCAACAGTTACCCCGGGATCCCTTGTATGGACTGGGGTAAATGCTACTCTTATCTGGCAAAATGCTTTTGGAGGTTTAACTTAATGGCAACAGTAACGCCTAACTTTAACTGGCCCGTACCTACCTCGACTGACCTCGTAAAAGATGGGGCTACGGCTATCGAGGCCTTAGGTGATTCTATCGATGCCTCTATGGTCGATCTTAAAGGTGGAACGACCGGGCAGGTGTTATCAAAAGCATCCGGTACTGATATGGATTTTACTTGGGTAGCTCAGGATGATACCAACGCAATACAAAATACTATTGTCGATGCCAAGGGCGATTTAATTGCGGCTACGGCTGCAGATACTCCGGCACGTTTAGCAGTTGGAACAAATGGATATGTTTTAACAGCTGACTCAGCTGAGGCTACCGGTATTAAATGGGCTGCTCCTGCAGGCGGAGGTAAAGTATTACAAGTTGTACAAGGTACTACCTCAACTACAACTACAATAAATACTACGACAATGACCGATACTACAATTACGGCAACAATTACCCCTACGTCGGCAACGTCTAAAATATTAGCAATAGTTTCTATGCAGTATTATATGGGCCGTTCGGGAGCCGATAAGGGTATGGCTACACAGTTGCTTAGAGGCTCTACTAGTATATTTAATGACGGATCAGGTACAGTTTT